TTGCTGAGGAGACCATAAACAACGGATCGCTTCAACAATAAATTTCCAGAGGATTGAATCGATTTTGAGTTTTCTGTGACCACGTCTACGTCTAGCAAAAGTGTTATCAGAAGCATATTGAGCTTGATAAACGTCATTGATGCTATTTCTTTTAAGCTCACGATAGATCGTACTAGGATGTCTTTTAATAAGTTCAGCAAATTTTCTGGCTGAAAAGCCTTCTTTTCTTGACTCAAGCATTAATGCAGTACGATCTTCAAAGTTAAGATGATGGTATGACAATTTTATATACTCCATAAACCCTTTAAATTAATTAGGTGGTTTATGTCGCACTTCAAGTTTTACTCTGCCCATCATATAGTAAGTTTAATATACGATAAATTTCATGTTTTTTCAAATCCTAATTAAAAGCCCACGATTAAGTGAGCTTTTAAAACAAATTGGTGCAACGCTTATAACTTTGTCCACTATATCAAAAATATGCCATAAAGCGTCTAGACAGTCAACAAGTCTAAATTATGCTTTTCTACTAATTGAGAAGCTTTTAAACGTTCAACGATTTTAATCATTAGATCATTGGCAGTTATAACGTCGATTCCTTCAAATGCTTTTAGTGTTAATTGCAATTTATTATTAATTACATTTGTAATTATTGATATTTTACCAAAATAATCAGGGTAGTATTTCAAAGTTTCATTAACTTTCTCCCGACTAACGCCTTCATATAGTTTTACAGTGTATGTTTTCATTTGAACCTCCATTTTGTCTTAATCTTTTATCATGACCTAATAAATAAAATCTAGCGCAACTCACCATAATTGCGACCTGAGCTTTAGATTGGTTTGTTTCTTGAGCAACCTTCAACAATCCTTTATTTTCAACCTTATTTTTAATTAAACAAATTAATGCAAACTTAGTTGTAAAATCTGTTTTATCAGAATTTAATAGACTTCGTAAAAGTGCTTGAATTTGATCCGCCTCATAATCACTGATCTCACATCGAATATAAGATTTACTTTTTTGTACTTCTTTGCCAGCTTCACGCATCAACCAGTAAATTTGATTGATATGAAGCCCATCTGGCAAATCACCCCCTTTCATTCTAACTGTTTCACACCATGCGCCAAACTGCTCTAACCAACCGTCAATAGTATATTTAGACCAATCCATTTGTTGTGTTTTTAAAACTGCACTCATTTTTCACCTACCAATTGCTCAATTTGTTTAATCGCCACGCCTGCTTTCACTTGCTCTGTGCTGAACCGTAAAACTGTAAAACCCATCATTGCTGCGGAGTTGTATTTCTCCATATCCCCTATATAGCCTTTGCCCCTTGTATGACGGCCTCCACTCCAGATACCCCCTTCAACCTCAACTAAAATCTTTGTACCCGTAATCAGAAAATCAGCTCTCCATTTGCGTTCAGGATGGAACTTATATTCCTGTTCAAAACCAATCTTGCATGCTCTTAAATGCGTTGCCAGAACCACTTCACCCACACTTGGTTGTCTGGCAACTTGCTTTGCTGAACGGCGCTTTTTATTTTTCTTTATGGGAAATAACTTGCGGTATTCAGCAATGCTGACTGATGACATCAAGCACCACCTTTGAGCACTTGCTCTATAGCTTTAAGGGTTCGAATCATTGCCATTTGTAGAAATTCATGATTGCCGCGCATGTCTTCTTCAACATACTGCAAAGCATATTGAGTCTCTTTTAATGCCCCATCTAAACGCTTTTGCAGCTCCTCCACTTTCGCTTGTTGTTCTTTTTGAATCTCCCAAGCCCACTTTCCAGATTTACCCTCAAACTCACTCATGGCTGGCTCCTTTTTCTGCATCACACATTTCACATTTATCTATATGCCCCCACCCATCATCTCGAATGAAGCCAAACCCCTTACAAGCCTTACATTTGACTTTCTTTTTCTCACCCACCAAGAAATATCGATCTTTCTGGTTGTAGGTAATATCAATAGAACCTGAGTAATAGCGCCTTAACGCCCCATCAATATGAAATTCGTGTGGACCTACACAAAACATCCCCCCCGAATCCCCGCCGCACTTTGTAAACCATGTGAAATATGCTTCTCTCCATTTCACATAACGGCCAGACAGATGAGGAGTCAACAATTCAATTAAACGTGCTCTAAGCATCTCCATGCTTGCTGACATATCTCCATAGTGATATTCAAGATCGTAGCTATACTCGCCTGTGTTATATCTAGTTGGCATGAGATTCACCGCCTCCGTATATTGATTCGTGGTCGCGGATAGCAGTCATCACACGCTTAATTGAAATGGAACCATCTGGAATGAAGTCGCAAAAATCATCAAGAAAGCTCAATCTCCCATTTCCCACCATGCGAACATGCGTGTAACCAACATGCTTATCTGTCGTAATGAATGCAGGCGTTAGCTTCTCAACTCCACCTAAATCGTTGATGATTTTCAAAGACTCCACCAGACGTTTAAGCTCAACCAAATCTACAAAATACTTCTCACGATCTGCTGGGCTGATTTCTACACTTTGACCACATTGGAACTCATAACCCTCGTTCCATTCAGTTGCGTTATCGGGTGCTGAATCTACGATTTCCTTCGCGTATTGCAGTCCTTTATCTCTAATCAATTTAGTTGCTTTCATGGCTGGCTCCTTTCTCATCAAGCTCTTTACGCGCCAACCACCACCAAACCACCGCACCGCTAATAGCTGCTGTAAAAAATGAAATGAGTAAACCCCACGCTAAAATCTCGAATTTATTCATACATTCGCTCCATCAATTAACTGCTGAATATTTCTAGGGATTGGCATACCTTCACGGCGGCACATCTCTGCGTATTCGTGTGGATTATCGAAAGGATCAGGGCCCAACTCTTTTATAAGCTCAGGCTCTTTTTCTTTTGCCTCAAGTTTTTGAACTGGTGCAGGTTTACGACCATTGATTTTTAATCTTTCCATCAATGATTTGAGATGCTTTTGAGCCTCGTCATTGCTTACTGGGGTGTGTTCAGGTTCTTTATGCTCTAGTTGTAGCGGTGGAGTGTAAAACTCTTGCTGACGGCCTTTTAACTGAGCTTTAGCAACCATCACGTTGTAGGTCCCGAAGAAATTATCTTGAGCTGCTCGCATTTGGCCGGCTTCGATCAAATACATCACTTCGTCTAATGCATATTTTGTAATTTGTGTAATAACCACGGTACGGTCAGTCGTAAACTTACATGCGCGAGACCAAGCTTCTTCTGGAGACATCCAACTTTCACCGATACACCAGGTGCGAAACTCGGCAAATGACGGCATAAAGCGTCCACCTGCTGTAAGTAAACGACCAAGTGCGTTGTTAAATTGGTTTTGTTGAACGCCAACCAGTGTTTTAAGTGCGATTTGCTCAACCACTGACAGAGGAATTGCACTTTCGCCTGTTGCTGGAAATTGCTTATTGAACTGAGCAGCGTAAACAGTGCGAAGAGAAGCGATTAATTGACGCACTTCGTTCAAGGTAATCTCATGCATGACCTACCTCCTCAATCATTGGAAGCTTTTTTGCTGGGGTTACATCCACGATTTGAGATTCGCTCTGTTCTTCAAAAAGATTAGCGAAGTAACCCGACTCTTCTGGTTTTTGACCGGTTGAAGTGATTTGCTCTTGTTTCTTGCGGTTTGCAGCAACTTGTTTCTCGTTGTTTTGAACCCAAGAGAACCACTTAACCAACCAGATGCTTGGTGTATTCAACGAACTTGATTCGTTTGCAAAGTACCAGTCACCGAAATTTTGAATCATGGTTCTCAAGTCGATTTCAGGTACAGAAACAAATCTTTGTTGAGCAAGTGAGATGAAATCGTATTGAAACTCGCTGTATTCAGAAATGAATTCACGCATTGAGTAACGCTTGTGATCATCGATCTGATACTGAGCAAATTGGATTGGTGTAAATTGCGAATTTTCTTCACGCGCATTACTACTACTATCTATATATTGGTTATCGGTTAACGGTTTATGGTTAAGGTTTTTTTGGCTTTCACTTTCAGAACCCAAAATTAACCCACTGGGTTTTTGTGGGTTTTCAGAATTAACCGAGTCGCCTTCACTTTGGTTTTCTTTTGGTTTTTCCTTACGTGGACGCCCACCTTTCTTACCATTTTCACGATTTTTATCCCCTACTTTTTGATAAGCGGCGATTTCTGAATCACAACGTTTGTTGTGAAACCCGTCTTCCTCTTCCACAAAAAACTCTTGCAGCACAATTAATACTGCATCCCTTTCTTCTTGGGTATTTGCACGTAACCGACGAAAAACCGACTGGGTTTCTTTGGGTAATGGTTTTTCATTCAAATAATAAAAATCGAGAGCACGGCGATAAAAGCACTCTTCAACTGGGCTAAGGTGCGCTGTAGCAACCATAAAGTCGCTGATATGGTGGAGATATTTATACATCAGTGACTACTCCTAATTTTACAAGACCGCGCATTTCCAACTGACGAATAATTCTTGGAGGAATAAATTCGTTGTTGATTTTGTAGCGAATACGAGACTTTTCTTTCACCTGAATTAGTTTGTGCCCATCCTCCATGAGACGGCGAACTGCTATAGCCTGCCCCCCCATATGGGTTAATTCTTCAAGTTGATAAAATCTTTCCTGAGCCTCAATTGCGGCATTCATAACTGAAAGTGGCATAGCTGCTAATTCTTTAGCCGAATAGATCTTTACTGGTTGTTCCAGTGGAATTACCACCTCAAGCGGTGTGGTAGAAACGGAAATATCCTGTTTTCTTTTTGCTGCATATCTCACTTTTCACCATCCTTTGGCTTAACATAGCCACCAAACGAATCAACCAAACACGCTTTGGTTAAGCTGGTTACAATCTGTTGTGCTAACCACTGC